CGGCGATGGGCTAAGGCTAACCCAAAGCATAAGGATATTGCAGAAAGAAAAAAGAAAATAACTGAATCTGAAACTGAAATCGCATTAATGCGCGAAAGGTACGATGCTATTCAAGGCAAGTGATATTGGTATTAAGCAGGAAGAAGTAAATTCTCCAGGCATCGGTTGGGTTAAAAATAACTCAGCCGGGCTTAACCGTGTTTTTCTTTCTGAGAACTATCTTGAACTGGCAAAAGGAATTCCTGAACTAATTCCCGGGCAAACTTATCACCTGGTTAGCCTTGGCCGCTGGAGCATGCATCACCTGTTGTTTCATATCCTTAAAATTACAGGTCCGGCCGATGTTTATGCAACAACCTGGAGCATAAGCGAAGATGTTGTGCGTCATCTTGTAGAAGGATTAACCCAGGGGTTAATAAAGTCAATGAGCTTTATTTTTGATTACCGGGTCCGTAAATATAAACCTGCCGCTTATTTTTTGGCAAAGCAACATTTTACATCCAGGGTAACCAGTTGCCATGCGAAGGTTACTATTATTAAGAATGATTCATTTGATATTAGCATAATCGGTTCAGCAAATTATACAAGAAATGACCGTATAGAAGTAGGGGTGATTTTTACTGACAAACAAACTTCTGAATTTCACAAAAATTGGATAACTCAAGAAATATTAACTGCAGATGAAAACCTTTGATAAAAACGATTTCACAGAAATTGAAAAAATGGCAGGTCTGTGCTTTACACCTGAGCAGATCGCGATTGTACTTCAGGTTGATCCTGATGATTTCCGTTCATTGTACAATAACGACAAAAGTGATGTTTACATACATTACCAGCGCGGATCTCTGATGCATGAAACAGAAGTCAGAAATTCAATTTTTCAACTGGCAAAAGGAGGCAGCTCCACCGCCCAACAGCAATATATTAGTCTTATGCGCAGTCGGGACAACCTAATTTTTAAAACTAAATGAGCAGAGCCGAAGAACACACCTACCAGGAGTTAATCCGAACCGTTGAATCAAGGGAAGATTTAAGCCCTAAACAGCAGGAAATACTTGACCGTTGGAAATTTGCCCATCAGAAGATGAGCAATGATTTCATGATTGGTATGCCGCTGGAAGATGAGATTATGCAAAAGTTTGGTGTCAGCCGAAATACTGCGCGTAACGACATAAACGATTCAAGCTCCTATTTTATCACTGAAGAAAAGATAGACCGTGATCTTTGGCGTGGACGTCTAGCTTTCTGGCAGCTCAAAGGCCTTGCCCTGGCTTTTAAAAATAACAATATCCGTGATTTCAACTCAGGTATTAAAAATTTATACCTGATTATGGGGCTCGACAGAAAAGAAACCCGCATAGATCCTAAGCTGTTTCAGCAAAACATCTATAATTTTTTCTCTGATCCTACCCGTCTGGGAATTACAGCTGTGAAGGAAAGTGAGGTAATTCAGCTAATTGAATCAATTGAGGGGCTTAGCTCTGTCGAACGTACAAAGTTGATAAAAGAATCTGATGCCTACCCAGACGAATAATAAGGATTTGTATCTGAACATTCCTCAGATGCAATGCTTATTGGCTGACCCCAAAGAGTTATATGCCAATATGGGGCGTGGCCTTGGGAAAAGTACTGAGATTATAGCCCACCTTACTGCGAACCGTGTTCAGGATATGCCAAAGGCCGGCTTCCTGATCATGGGACGAACATATAAGCAGATACTTACCAAAACCCTGCCAGCCACAGTTGATGGCTGGTCAAAGCGTGGGCTGATTGAAGGCGTTCATTATGTAATTGGAGAAAAACCCCCTTTCCCGGTTAAGGCTTTTGGGGCTCCGGTCAAGGATTTCACACACTTTATATCCTTCTATACCGGTACCGGCTTTCACCTGGGAAGCCAGGACAGAGCCGGCCTTGTCAATTCGCTTACTGTTTGGGGAATATTTGGCGATGAATCCAAGCTTCTGATGGAAGACCGGTTCAAAGAGGATGCAATGCCAACCTTACGCGGTAATCTCAATGTTTTCGCTGGTAATCCTCACAACAGATGTGTTGTGCTTACTTCATCCATGCCTCCTCTACCTGAAGGCCAATGGCTTTATGACATGGAAAAGCGAATGGACCCAAAGAAGATTGAGGCTATTATTAATTTATCCTGGTTTGTTGAAACACTGAAAGCAGAATATCAGGAAACAAATGAATTTTTTAAGCCACGAATTGCCAAGAAGATAAAGTTATATGAACGGAAGCTTAACCAATGGCGCCAGGGATCTGTTATGTACATCGAGGCGTCAAGTCTGGCCAACATTCACATACTTCGCCCCGATTACATTGCCCAGCAAAGGGATATATTGAAAGGTAAGTTTCGTACTGAGATTCTAAATTTCAGGCCAATGAAGGGCGAAAGCCTTTTCTATGCCAACCTTGGCCCCCAACACTTCTACACAGATTTTAATTATAACCACTTCGACCGGTTTACTTATAAAACTGCGGCTCAAAATGATAATTGCCTGGGTGATAATGACCTTGTAAAGAATCAGCCACTTATTATAGGCATGGACTTTGGCGCTAATCTTAACAGCATAGTCACGGCTCAACGTATTGAAAGCCTTAAAGAGATGAGGTTTTTAAAGAATCACTTTGTGAAACCACCAAAGATTATAGATCATGTTTGTGAAGATTGGTGCGACTACTACAGCTCACACAGCAACAGAGACCTTTCCTTTTACTATGACAGTACAGGTAATAACAGGCAGGCAAACACCGATCTTACATTCTCCGATCAGGCAACCAGGATATTTGAGAAGCATGGCTGGAATGTAACGCGTAAAACAATAGGAGGTAGTAACCCTCAGCATGATAAGAAATACCTGCTGTGGAATCTTATGTTGCTTGAGAAAGACAGAGCCTTATATAAGGTAAGAATCAATGAATCAAACGCGGCTGAGTTAAAGCACAGCATGGAGTTTGCTCCGGCAAAGGAAGACTCCAATGGTAAGGTTGTAAAGGATAAGGCAAGCGAAAGAAAGAAGAGTGTTCCAGCAGAAGAAGCAACGCACTTGAGTGATGCAGCTGACACAATTATATTTGGAGAATTCAGGTCTGCTCTTGACAGCTTTGGATCTTCTTATTATGACATAAAGGTTAGATAATTATTTGGGCGGCCATCGCTCAAAATATCCACGACGGGCTTTCCGCTATATCTTTTGCCCCGCACACTATTAATGCCGGATGAATCTTAAACCCGCACAATACAATTGACACGCTGCGCTTTGTCAATAGTATTCTTCCCATCCCTGCAAGGCCAGGGTACGATACATCCGGCATTATCCTCACACTGCAAAAGGATGCCGCTGCAATCCCTTGCGCAATTCATAGGTGTTCGCTTTGCTCACGGAATATGGGGCGCGCCTGCGCCATTTAATTGGAATTCGCTTTGCTCATGGCACATGGGGCGCGCCTGCCTCATATATCACATTTCTGCATATGTTAGCGACCAACCCTCCGACCAGCGTGGTGCAATTACTATCGTTAATGCCGGCAAAAATGCCGGTTTTTTAAAAAAAAATGAATTGAAATAAACCTTACAGGATTGGTTTTTTGTAGTGATACGCTTATTTAGAAAGGTTATTTAGATTATTTATAAATTACATTACATTATATAAGTATTTAGTTATCAATATGTTATAGTTTACTAAATTTGCTAAAGTACTGTAAATAAGTGCTTTAAAATTTGGATAATATTACTTTTTTTTGTACTTTTAATAATTGTTTAATCAGAAGCGGCAGCGCCAGCCGTTAAAAAACCGGCAAAAATAATATGAGTAATTCAACCCGCAGGGCAAAAGAAGAGCAGCCCGCAACCCCGATCACTGAAACTGTAATGACAGTTTTAAAGCCTGAAGCCTCACAGGACGAAACCCAACAAACAAAAACAGAAGAAAGTATTCCGGAACCGGTTACACCGGTTAAACCTGTTCTTTCTGTTATTGACATCAAGCGCAGAGCGCAGGAATTACATTTCCTTTCAGAACAGCACGACAATTTACTGGAGCAACTTACAAAGGTGCAACAGTTTGCCGCTGAAGTTGGTGAAAATGCAACGCTAAGGCTTTCTTCTGATGGCGTTCACAGCTTTCAGAGTAAGGACCCGGCAGCCGTTCAAACAATGATCAATATTTGTGTCGCTAATATTCAGGGCAAGATATTGGAAATTGAAAACCGCCTTACTGCTTAGTATTAATTTGCCGGTAACCTGGTGACAGGTTACCGGCTTAATAATGTACTCACATGAAAAATACAGATATATACGACCGCATTAACAGCAGGATTATAGACCTATTAAAGCAACAGCTTGAGGGATGGCAGCAAACATGGATAAACATAAAAGTTGAAACCTTTGCTCATAATCCGCACACAAAACACTTTTATAGTTTGTTGAATAATCTTCTGATGCATTACGCCTTACACTTTAAAAAAGGGTATTACTTAAACCGGTGGATTACTTTTTTGCAGGCCAATGAATTGGGAGCAAAAATAACAAGGGGCAGCAAGTCAGATATAATCGCGTTTACAAGCAGCATTTATGTAGATGATAACGCAAAAAATGTGACAAAGCAGGCCGAAGCAATGTTAAGCGCTGGTATTGCCATTCCACGAAGTTGGAAAAAAATTAATTTTCTTAAGGGGTATAATGTTTTTAATGTTGCCGATGTAGAAGGACTGCCAGACGCTTACACAGCAATAGCAGAAAAACCGGTTAATAAATTTAACCGTATTGAAAAAGCGGAGGAGATAATAAAAAGCACCGGCGCAAATCTGCAGCAGACGGCCACAAATGCCGCTTATTATATGCCGTTGATGGATATTATAAAAATTCCAAACGGATGGCAATTTAACACGCCTGAAAGTTTTTACGGAACTTTGTTTCATGAGCTAGGGCACTGGACAGGACACGAAAGCAGATTAAACAGAAAGCAATCCACAAAACAAGAAGATTATGCCTTTGAAGAATTGGTTGCAGAACTTACAGCGGCTTATTGTTGCGCAAAATTGGATATTGAATCGCCAATTACACAAAACGCAGCTTATTTAAAATCATGGCTGCATGGGCTTAGTGATGATATGAAATTTTTTACTCTGGCCGCAGGGCAAGCGCAAAAGGCTGCAGATTTCATTTTTAACCCTGAAAGCAATGAAGAAAGGGCAGCGGCATGAGTAAAATTAAAACTTTGCGCAGGTTAACCGTTCAGGAGAAAGTAAGATTTAGCCAGCTAAAACAGCCAACACTTTACCCGACCATTACAATTGAAGGTACCTGGCTTAAAGATGCCGGTTTTGAAGCACATACTTCTGTTTATGTAATTGTTGAGGATGGAAAAATAACACTAAAGCAGGAACAAAGAAAGGAGAGAGCATAACATGAGCAGAAAATATGTGTGTAGGTATTGCGGAGATTATTTCTCAGTTGACAAAGAAACCGAACAGTTGATAAACGATGGCTATTTTCAAGGGCCTGATACCTGTGTTGATTGCGCCAGCAGTATCGATTATGCAGAGCCTGATTATTTCAGCGATGCAGATCCCGGATTATAGCGTATAAACGTTTTTAAACGGTTGCAAGCGGGAGGGTTCGCCCCCCCGCGGCTGCCCTCGTCCCTCGGGCAGCCGCTCCCCCCGATAAGGTATTCAGGGCAAAAGATGGAATAATTAAAAGTGCAGGTATCTTTTTCCCTTCATGTATTTGTTTAACACATCCGGAACCT